CAGAGATGCAAAATTTTCCGGATGTATTCCTTCGTCTGGATTGTAATCAAAATTAGATAGCTTTTGTCTTTTGTGATCATGCATGTGATAAAAGAATTGCTCTTCGATTGCATCTTTGAAATACTCAAAACCACCATCAACAACTTTGTCTATTTGTTTCTTTGCCCACTTTACATATTCTGGGTTTTTATAAAGCTCGCGCTGTTTTTTAATGTCTCCAAATATTTCTCTTTGATGTTTTTTCTCTAGTCTTTCTGCTGACTGATCCCTAAAATCTTTAAAGTCTGGTGACGTTAGCAGGTCAATCTCAAGGCTTGCGTCTTCAAGTGCCTTGGCTGTAATAATTTCGCTCTGCCAAAGGAGAGATAGAAAATATTTTTTATTGTCCGGATCTGTATCTGGATTCATAAGCGTTTTATATATATACGGTCCTTTCTTGTGAAAACTATGTATCTCATGCCAGTTACGAGTCAAAATACCGTAAAGTTTAGGCGTTGCCTCTTTGGTGTGATCTTCACCGTATACTACAGGAATATCCATCTCATCAGCAGACCCACCACCAAAAGCCTCACCTTCTTCGCTATGAGCCTTCTTTGTCTTGGGTGTGTAAACTGTTCCATCAGGTGCGCCAATGAATGATTCTGACATTAATCTTCTTAATTGTTTTCTTGTTATTTTCATTACGCCAATCCGGATGCAAAAGTTAAAGCGGCTTCTAATTCTTTATGATGAGGTTCGATTCTCATTTTATGGTAGGGAAAGTTTTGTACATCTTTATAATCGTAATTATATGGTGGGGATGATAATACTTCCCAAACATGATCTTCTAATAAATCAATGTAATAGCCCTCTAGATCATCAGTTGCATTGTACTGGAGCAGGCTATAACCATACTGTTCAGGGGGAATTGAAAAGTCATCATTCTCTAAGTCAGAATTTTTAATTAGCATCTCTGCGTGTTTAACGCGTCGATACGTATCTAATATATCAAACATTGACATTTCAGGTATGCCTTCACCGCGCTTTTTTACTTCCGATGAGTGATCATCGATAATAGGTATTAAAACTTCTTTTCCCGTGTTGTCTTTGACTACTAAACTATAAACTTCGCCTAAGCCTTGCCCTTGACCGTATTTTGCCTTAAGAAGTGCGTCATGCTTATCCAAGGGTCTATCTGTCCTTCGATCTATCCTTGGGATATCCTTTGCAGTCTTTTCATAATCTGTAAATTCCTCCGGAGCTCTATCAAAGCCTAACTCAATACCTTGTTGTGCTGTTTCAGGATCCTTAGAAAAAACCATGTCTCGGCCTATTTTAGATTTTCCAACGCTGGTTCTGTAATCGTCAATGGACTTTGCTGCTTTCTTGCTCAGACCTCGAAAAGCTTTTTTAGCAGTTTGTACATTATCCGGGTCACTAGCATCATCTCCAGCGATAAACGATTCTATTAATCTTCTTAATTTCCCTCTTGTTAGTCTAACTTTACCTTCCTTAAATGTTGAAATATTCTCTTTATAACGCTTTACATGTTCTGGATTACTCATGTCATAACCTTGTTCTTCTTCATAGTATGATTTCCAATCAAAATAAAACGGATACAAAACGCTGTAAAGCTTAAAAAGTATATGCTCTTCGACTATTGGGTTATTATGATCTGTTGAAAATAACTTCTTGGCAGCCTCATATTTCGCAACTTTTTCATCAACAGAAGGCACAGGTGCTGCAGAATTTGATATTTTGATGAGGCTTTTAATTCTTTTGTCTAAAACTGCTGTCGTATGCACTTTAATTTTATTAGCAACAGCTTGATCACCACCATATAATTCTATCATATAGTCAGCATACTTTCTAGAATTATCTTGATCAATATGATCATAATATGATAGCTCATCCTTGTGCTCGTATATCCAGAATTGACAAGCTTTGGCAATTGCACTATCTAGATCCATATCCTTTTTTAACAGATTAACGTCTAAATCATATGCTTGTACCTTTTTACTAAATGTATCTGCGCCAAATCGATCAGTATCTTCATGCCCGCCTATATCTGCAATAAAATTTGCATGCACTTGATTTTGCTCATCATCTGACATTGCCATCATTTTTATTTTTGGCTTTTGTTCATCATTATAGTCTAAACCTGCAATCGGATCTTCAATCGGATCTTCAACAGGCATAACATAGTCACCGCGCTTGCTAACTGAACCTTCTATTAATCTTCTTAATTGTTTTCTTGTTATTTTCATAATGCACCTATTTAAAACGCCGCTTTCGAGTAGGATCGACAGGATTATCTTCTGGTATACCGGGATGATCTTTGAAAAGTTGATTCATGTAATCGTCAAATGGATTAGAGCCTGCATCACCTAAATATTTTCGAGAAATTTGCTCATCAACTATATAGTTCAGTCGGACTGCCTCACGTGCTAGACTTTCCATAATTGATTGCAAAATATATGCTGACGTCGATTTTCTTTCACTCGACTGTAATTGTGATATCTTATTAAATATTGCATCCAACGCAGGTACAGGTGCCAAGTTTTGCTTTAGAAGCTCACTTAAAAATATTTCAACTTTATCATAGCTGTCAGCCATGTCATTATAACCTGCAGCGTAAAATTGCTGTGCCTTGTGATTAACGTTAATGCGCTCTGTGTTGATGTAACGATACATCATTTGATACACTTTTTCGTCTGGATCTTGCGCTGCCATTTTTGCTTTAAAGTCAAATTCGTCATCTCCGAAAAATTCGCCTTCATAACCTAGCCCAGATGCAATTGAGTCTCTTACTGCAGGTTCTGTATCTTTAAGAGTATCAAATTTTTCCAATTGTTCTGGGCTTAAGTTAGATCTGATTTCTGCCCCAGGATCTCTGTAAGGAATTTGACCTAGTGCACCTTTCTTTGTATCAGTTATAGCTTCACTAATTAATCGTCTCAATTGTCTTCTTGTTATTTTCATATTACTGACTGCCTCCTGTCATAGCAACTAATGTTTGAACAATTGCATTTTCAATTCCGATTCTAATGTTTTGTCTAACACCAGATATTAATTCCATGTATATTTCATGTTCCTCATCTTCTGTAATTCCTGTGTCTTCCATGTTCAATAAGCCTTCCTGATTGGAAATTGTAATTTGCACACTATTTAAGCCCCTATTGAATATGTCCATTACAATGTTTTCAATATCATGAAACATATTATCTGTCAATCGATTTTCAAGTACTTCATTTCTTTCCAGGGTTGTTTTCACTAGTTTTGAAAAAGCGTCAGGGCCTGCAATTGTAGTTGCTAGTGACGCTGCTTGACCAATATGGTCTGGGTTAAGCAACTTGCTTAGTTTATCCTCTTGATCTCGTGATAGAGGCTCATATTCTTCTTCAGACACTCCTTCATCATCATGAGCTGCCTCTAATATTAATTTTCTTAACTGTTCTTTTGTTATCTTCATTAAAATATCCTTGTAATGTTATTATTGATTAAAAAAATCATCTATTGATATTCCTGTCTCATTCACTATAGAATCTTCTAGATCTGTTGTAAATCCTAGCATGTCTGAATATATTGCCATTACAGCAGCTAACTCTTCTCTATAATATTCATTTGATGATTGATCAGAAGCTATTAAACTTCGCAATGCTTCTACTTGTTTAGCGCCATAACCTCTTTCGCTAGCAACAGCTAAGATTACTTCACCCAACTCTTTAATATTAGTATAAAGTACTTCTTCCTGATATTGATCGTATGACATGCCACAAGGGCGATTAAAACCATCTGAAGAGAAGCGATTTTCAGCTTCGAATATTCGCTTTTCTAACCAATCATTTAATTCAGATACTGACGTGACTTCATACTCAGACAAAGTACCTGCAACCACAATAAAAGTAGACTCGTATTCATTACCTCCATAGCCATCTATTTCTTTTTGAGTAGTGACAAACACAGCATATTCATCATCAATAACTCCCATTAGTTCCTCCCAAGCTACACCATACATATCTTCTGATCCTTCATGGTCACAACCAATAGTAAACTTCATAACTACAAACGGGTTGTCCCCCTCTATGTAGGCTTGTTTAGGGTCGATTTGTTGCTCTGATGTTATTCCAGCATTCATCTGTTCTTCATCGTAGATGGGTTGCATTATGATCCGGATCATGTTTTGATTCCATTGCCCTGCTTGTGATTGATTTCCTGTAGCTATGTAGTTTAAATTCAGCCATGACATTCCAGGGTACCCACCCATGCTGCGCCCCCAATTGCCGTGGTCAAACTGACCTTCTTCGATAAAATTTTCATACATGCGAAGATAAAGTTTTAAAGATTCTTTAATAAGAAGGTCAACAAAATCTTTAGGCATTAAAGGTTCTTGCGGGTTCCAGTTAGAATTAGTGTAGTAGATGCTATCAGTACGAGAATTCTTTAAGTAGTCAGTAATATCGCTAATTAAACCTTGATAGTCTTGTGCAGCAAATATTGCTTGTAGCGCGAGTTTTTCTAATGCAGGTACATCACGTTCAAAAAGATCTAATTGCATCCCTAAATCAACACCTTGAACTATACTTTCTTCATCATTCAGATTTGAAAATAAGTGTTTAAGCGATTCTTTATGTTTTGCCGGCTGATATTGATTATATAGCTGGAAATTATAGTCACCTACAGCATTTATTCCGACTTCTATTAATTTTTCTATGCGCCCTTTAAAATTCATACTTTCGGGTGGAAAGATTCCCATTTCTGCCCCAGTTTTGGGTGCGATTGATGTACCTGCAACATCAGCTACGTAAGCTTCCATCAATCTTCTTAATTGTCTTCTTGTTATTTTCATTAAAAAACTCCCAGCATATACAGTATAAATATATGCTGGGAGTGTTAAGATTATAATAGAACTTAAATAATTTTATTGTATGTCTGGAAAGTACTCAGTTAAATCAATATTCCGATCGTCTGCTTCTTCCAAATGTGTCAACGGATTATAGCTTTTTGAATTCAGTATGCTTTCGTAAGACATTTTAATTCCTGCCCTAAGTGATATCTGTGGTTTCCAATTAATTATAGTCTTAAGCTTATTTGAGCTTAATTTGTGATTGCCTAGGTAGTCAGTTTTTGGATACCATTTAATAACATTGCTAATATCTCTACCTATGACATCTTCAATGATTTTGACAATTTCCCAAGTTGTGTATGGGTTTTCTGATGCTATATTCCAGTCGTCACCCCACAATTCTTCTTTGATGCAAGCCCATACCCCTCTGCAGAAATCACTAACATGCATATAGTCTTTGACTTTATCTGGGTCTAAGAACATATCAATTTGTTCTTTTTCATTTAAAGCTGCATATATTGTTTTTGCAATTAGAGAATTCATGTCACCTTCTCCGCCATATGCAAAAAGAGGTCTGACGATCATCCAGTCACAAGACTGACTTTTAACAATGTCTTCACTGCAAAGTTTTTGACATCCGTACAGTGTTGTGGGTCCTCTTAAGTCATCTTCTATTATAATAGACTCTTGAAATTTTTGTGTATCATAAATAACAGTTGTTCCAATATAACAAATAGGAATTCCTGCTTTTTTAGCAGCACGACATATATTATATGTACCCTGGACATTTGTCAGTGTTGACTCTTTAGAGTTAAGCGCAACGACGTCTGTACCAACAACAGCGGCATTGTGTATAATAACATCAATTTCATTGACTTCAAAAAATGCCTGCCATGACTCTTCATTATTTCTATGTATACAAGGTTCGCCTTTATCAGTTGAATATTGAGAGACGAAAGCTGCCTCATCATTTTTACTATGAATTCCTGATATTACTTTAATACCTGGGCCTCCATATAATTTTAAATTTTTTCCAATGAATCCCTCTTCACCTGTTATAAAAGCTCTCATATTATCTCCTTATTTTAATATTAACTTGTTTTATATTACTATACATTACGCTATTCTTATTGTGCCCATGGTTATAACCCAACGAATGTCCTAACTCATGTGCTAGCAATATTAGATTGTCTGACTGCCTATCAGATATCTCAATATATGCTGATGTTATTGTCTTATGTTGATTGCCATATTCGTAGATTTCAGTCATTCCCAGATATCCGCTTTCTAGATCTTCATCGCCTATAAATTTAATATAGCCACGATGATAGTCGTCGCAATTATCTTCTTTACTAATTTTTCCGAACCTAAAACCTCTCTGCTCCCAGAAATCAATTGCAATAGAAAGATCTTTAATGTTGACACTGCTATCACTACATAAAAGAATGTCAGGCGTAGATATCCAACTTGATACTTTTGGATCACTAGCATTGACAGTAAAAATTAAAAGCCCTAAAATAATCATATTAACTCCTTTAATACTATTATAATAAGACTTTTAAAAATATGCACGCTTAAGTTATTTAAAGCCTAAAATTCTATAATCTTGCTGGCGCATTATACTTTTAATAACATCTAAATTGACTTTAATTTCATATGTTGAAAATGTTTGATCATGTGACCATAGATAGGCGCAATCTCCTTTGATGCCAATGCATGTAAAGGTCATGCCTTCTTTAAAAAATCCTTGTGACTTTATAACAACTAAAGTAATACCAATTTCCACAATGCCCTTTAAATACCTATCTATGATCAAAGAATATTACTATTCTATTTCACCCTCGTACCTTTCAACAAGCAATGTATTCTCGAAGACGCATCTTTTAATGTAATCATCCAGCTCTGCTAGAGATCGACAAACTTTAACACCGCTAGCAGCTAACATTAAATTAAACTGTGCACCTGCAGGAAGACCATCGCAAAAATATACAATTGGCTTTTCTAGACTATTCATATAGCCTGCTTCAAAAATAGAACCCATATCCTTGTTTCTCGTGTTACAAATCATCCAGTCTGACTCGTGAAGGTGTTTGATGTTGCCTTCAAAGATCTGATTCTGAATTGAGTCCTCTGCATCAGGTTGACACAGATTTTCATCTTTGGGCGAAAAGTATCTGACTTGATATGTTTCAAGTACCTCTTTGATATTTTCTACTTCTTCTAACCACTCAGGTGAAAACCACCCGCTTGCTAAATAAACTTTTCCTAAACTCATTATTCTCTCCCCATAAATTGATTGTATTGATATTTTAATTGTGCAATATCTTCGTATGTTTCGTCCCAAAGTTGTTCAAATATTGTTGGTGCGTCTGGCTTATTTGTACCATTTATATCTTCGCGTCGTGCTTGATATATTGAATCATCGGGATGATACTCGAATAGATCATTCTTTGGTTCTGGCCAATACAGATTTGTACCTCGCGAAGTAAACCCACCTTTACCATCAGGCACACGGAAAGTTTTTACATAGTGCATATCAGGCTTATTGAAATTAATACGTGAAGAAGCTTCAGGCAGGACCTTCAAAACTTCACGTGCCATGTATGCAGCAAGTAGATTGTCAGCTGCAGGTTGTATCTGCATATCTTGACGCTGTGCAATAAAACCTAACAAATCTTTAAGATTAAGACGCATTAAATAAAATGATGTCATTGCTTTTGGAAGTATCATTCTTGCATCCATCATAGATACAGCTTTAGAGTCACACATATCAACGTAGAGCTGCTTTGATTCTAAGACTAACCTTTTCCACCGTTCAAGAAATTCCGGTGAATTCTGTACAGCTTCTGGGATTACAGCAGGGTCGTCTCTTAGGTCACGATCACCAGTGCATTGTGCAGCAAAAGAACCTGCTCGATGTCGAATAATATGTGTGACTTCTTGAAATGACAAACCTGACAATTTAAATGTGAAGCCTAGACACTCCATTGGTGTAGGTAAGGCACGAAAGTTTAGTACATCTTCTAGATTTCTAGAATATTCTCTACGTGCGTGTTGCTTGTTCATCATGGTTGGGTTTGTATCATCTGGATGATCCGCCCACGTTGCTTTAACATACTGCCATGCAACATTAACTGCTTGGTCTCTTGTTGGATGATCTACTAGTTCTACTTTTAAATGTGCTAAGTTATTATGAAACTCAGTTTTTGGTCCTTGATTAAACTTAAGCACCATAGGTAGTTCAATTGGTTTTAAATTTTTGTTTTGTGGCATTTAGCCTCCTTTAGTTTTTAACTTTTAAATAATAATTTGTAATGCGTTGCTTTTACAATTAAAAGCAGCCTTGGAATATATCTTTTGGATAAGGGTAAGTGCTAGTTTTTGCCATACCCCTGATTTCTTTATTGTAATTCTTTTTAGGCATGTAGCAGAATATTCCGTGTTTTGCATACTCAGCAACATGTTTAGGCGCATCATCAATTGCAAATTCAATCTTTCCTGCATCATAGTATCTTGACTTTGCACACCATCTAAATTTTTCATTACTAAATGCTAATGCATCATAAGGAATATTGTTTTTATTTAACCAGAAATATGTGTCATGAAAACATTTAAGATTTTCTTCAGGGCGTGCTGTTAACAATTGTATCCAGTAACCACGATCATGAATGCTTTGCAACATTTCAATTGCACCTTCAACAACAGGAATATCTCTAAATCCACCTTGATCTGTAAATCTCTCAAAAACTTCCTCAGGATTTAAATCAAGTTTTGCTAATGCAGTAATAAAATAGTATTCTTCGCCTTCAACGTCAGGATAAAGATTGTACTCTTTATTAAGATGTCTAGCAAAATGGACACGAAACTCTGAAAGAACGTCATCAATATCTACAATTACAACTTTTTGCTTACCGTCCCAAGACTTTTGGTCTTTATCTAAGCTGTTTAGATAGACATCTTTATCTGCATAAGCTCTAATAAATTCATCTGCATTAATATCATTTAGATTTAAAATGGCAATAACGTATCTGATAACATCAACAGACTCAAATAACATTTTAACTTTGTCTATGTTGTCAGTTTGAATGTGGTGATCTTTAAATGTCACCGACTGCATTAATTCAGATACTTCTGAATGTAAGCATAGAGAAAGTGTCTTTGTTATTTCTGCTTTTTCTTTATCTGTTACGTTATTGCCGTAAAGCTTTTGATTAAATTTCTTTTGAACCGAGAATAGGTTTTTCATGTGTTACTCCTTGTTGTAGCTCATTATAATCCCTGCAGACATTGATAACTGCATGTGTATCAACATCTGTAAATAAGATAGTACCATCTTTTGGGAATACTATTTCGCCAGTAAGTTTAGATTTATTTATACCTTTTATAATACTGCGCAACTGTGCAACATTACAAAATTTATATTTGTCAATTTGATCCAAACTTGAAGTAACAATAAGTTCTGCCATTAGTAACCTGTTTTAAGTCTATCTATAATTATATCGTGCTTCTTTAAAAATGCCTCATAAAATTCATCGTCACTAACTTCTAAGTTAATCATCAATGCGAAAAAGTAGTTAAAGGCGTCTACCATTTCTTCTAAGAAGTCCTCTCGATTAAAAGTCCCTCCCATATCAGTTTGTCTATGCGACTTCCAGTTTTTAAGATGCTGTAAAGCCTCAAACATTTCTTCGACACCATGCAAAGCTAAGTCTCTAAGATACTGCTGTCCTTCTTTTGACGTAGGGTCAATATCCTCAGGCATTGCTGTGGGTATTGTTGTTTTAAGTTGTTTTATAAAAGCCTTACGTAAAAAAAATATTTGTTTAAGTCGATCTTGGAATACTGCATCACTACTCATCTTCACCTCTTCCACCTTGTACTTCTGACAACATTTTATTAATATTGCTCTCAGCACGTTCTGTATAAGCATCAGTTAAAACTAAGATACCTTCTTGTCCTGAATCTTCTTGGACTTCTAAAAGTCTAAGATTGTCAACAACGTCAGTCCCAGTTAAAATAGCAACTTGAAGAAGTCTAGATACCTCTGCAATGATTTGATCTGATAATTGATAAGTCATATTTTCTCCTTTAAGAATAGTATTCTAAAGCATTATACAACTATTTTTTACCTTTTACACGCTCTCTTAAATTATTTTTAGGTCGCTCTCCTGCTTTTCTTGCCTTTGGCTTCCTGCTTAGTACTTCTTTAATTTTAAACTTGTCAACAAATCTGATACCCTGTTGTTTCATAAAATTAACTAAAAATAACTCTTTTTCTTCTTCTGTAAGTGCAGACCATGTGTAACCTTTTGTCTGATATAATACCGCCATTTCTTTTTTACAATTTTTAGATGAAGCCTCCAATATCTGGATTTGTTCGGCTATTATCTCTTTAGGTTTGACAAACACCTTGTACGTTTCAACCATTAATTCGTCTAATATGTTATTACTGTAAGCTTCTGTAATGTCTTTATAGATTGCAACTAGTTCTTCTTTATACTCTTTGTCATTAACCCTAATAGTGTCGGGATGACAACGTTTAACTGCACGTCGGTATAATGACTTTGCCCATGGCTGGTCGGGTTCTTTTTTACTAGAGCCTTGTTGATCTAACATTCTTGACTGCGTGTTAGGTGATTGTTCTCTAGAAGTTTTTTTCAATTCAAGTTTTGTTTCTGTTGTAGTTAGAAAACCTTGCATGCCAGACAGATCGATATACTTTTGTTCATCTTCTTGATTGACTGTCTTGTACAGCTCTGCTAACCTCCAGCGTAAGTCTGCCTCTGCTGATTCAACGACTTCCTTAAGTGCTTTATGGGTTTGCATCAGTGATCGAATTTCTGTTACTAAAAGAACATACTTTTGATTGTACATTTATCTTAATAACAAGTATAAAACATAAGGCCAGGCAATAGAATACTTTTTAGAATCGTTCAAAACTTCAACCTTTTTATCAATCTTAGCGCGATCTTTGTTATTGATGCCGAATCTAATTGCTAAGTAAAGAAAATTACTGCATACTAAATTAATATAAGTTGCTGCTGCTATTGCAAGATATAGTGTTAGTATATTTTCAATCATTTTTAACCCTTATTGCTTTTGATTTGTTTAATTAAGTCAAGAATTTGCTTTGAGCTTAGTGTCACTGTCTCATTATTTTCTTCAATCTTTTCTTTTTTATCTTGTTGTTCAGGTTGTTGTTTATGATACTTAGGATTTTTCAAAACTCTTGGTGCTTCCACAAGAACAGCAGATGCTTCAACTTTTTGCTTTTTAGGCGTCCGAATAACCGCTTCAGCTGTGACTGCAACTGATTTTTCTAAATTTATCTTCATTTCGAGTGGAACAAATAGCTTGTCATCAACTATGACTTCTAATTTTGTTTCGTATATACCTTCATTCAATATGTTTTTTAACGGAGGTATTGTAACAGATATCTCACCATCTGTAGTTGCTGATCCTTTAAAACCGTATTGAACGCCTCCTGATTCTATCATAAGTCGGCAAGAAGATTCTCCTGGTCTAGAACTGGTAATGTTTACCTTAAATCTTAATTCATTATCTTCATCTAACATCAAATCAACAGGGGTCATCTTATCTCCTAATTTTTAATCCTGATACCCAAACTCTAAAATCTTTATTCTTTTTATGTTTGACTTCTGTTGGGTCTGCATCTACTTTTGTTTTAACATGCGTCTCAAATATTCTTTCGACCTTACTAATTATCGGATTCTCAAATTCTTTTCCATTAACTTCAACAAGAAATGCTGATATTTTATATTCATCATATTCACTATCATCATCAGCGTCATCCTCACCTCTTCTGCGACGTCTAATTCTCTCAGCAACAACAACAACAATCGCAGGTCTAAAACCTTGTGTAACTAGTGCCTGACTTATACCCATTCCTCGTGTAACGATTGGAGAAACAGACATCTACTTTCTTGTCCGTTCAAAAACATCTTGAAAAGCTGCAGACCCATCTTTGTCTTTAAGATCAAATCTTCCCATTTCTGTTGTGTTGTCCTCTTGATAGAATATCATTTCGTGTGTATTCTCATCAATAAGCCATCGACCATTTGTAAAGTGTCTTGTCACTTTCTGATCAGTTTCAACTTCTTCATTGGCAAAAACTATGTTACCGTTTGAAGCCGTGACCTCCCAAAGAATTGAGCCACTAAACGATTGATTCAGCGTGAGTTGTGCGCCGTAGACGCCTGTGCCGGTGCCTAATTGATATATACCGGTACTCAACCTAAATGTGTCAGATGATCCCAAAGAGTCGTAGATAGAATAAAACACATTACCGACACGGTCAGCAAGACCTTTTCCGAAATTTACTGTCTTTACTAATTTTACTTGCGCGTCGGGCATTTCTTCTCTCTTTCAAGCTAGGTGGTCGTGTGCCAATTATTCTTTGCTTTTTAGGTCTTGTTCCGATTCTTCGTTTCCCATTATTATGGGTGTATTATTCTTAATTATGGTGTCAATTAAGCTATTTGCATTTCTTGTAGATAAAAGTTCTATGTCATAGCTACTTACAATCCCGTCAAGATAACGTATGCACTGAATACTAGCCCCTAATAGCTTTGGAAAGTCTGTCTTTCCTTCGTGCGTCGCATCTGTTAGTGCGCTCTCAAAAAATTTAATAAGCTGTCTATAGTTTTCAATATGCTTGACATCAGCAGGAGTGACAACTTTGTTTTCATCAACTTTATAATTTTTAAGATCTTCTAATTTTATCTCCATGATACCTCCAAAATAAATCAATTATAAAAAAAAGAACACGATTCGTAAACCGTGTTCTTTAATTAAAATCCTAAGCTGTTAACTTTTAGCTAACTGCTTGAGCAACGATTGTGATGATATCATCTTCTTCAAGATCGAAAGCAAACGAACCAGAGATTTGAGGAGGTACTGATGCATTAATACGCTTAAGTGTATAATCAGCACCTGCTGTGACACCAGCAGCTGTTCCAGATCCACTCGCAAGAAGCTGACCGTTAACAAATACTGAGACTCTGTTAAAAAGTTGTACATCTGTTAATTCGTTGATCTTATCAGCAATGTTAGAATCAACACCCGCAGTTTGTAGCTGGACGAAATGTTCAGAGTCATCAACAGCAGAGGCCAAAGCACCTGTCAAGATAAGACTATTCAAACCAGCAGCAATTGAAACACCTGTCTTGACCTTAAACACAGAGCGCGCAAGAGCAGGAATTAGATTACCTACGTCATCAAAGCTCAAAGCTCCAGCACCGTTTGTTATCATTACTTGATCTACCGTTCCATCAGCAGCAGGAAGAGTTATTGAACCACCATTGTTTGTAACAAATTGAACAGCAGACGTACCACTTAATATGAGATCACCAGCTGACTTGAGAAGCAAATCTTCGCTATCAATCGACTTAAGTGTAACATATGCCTTTGTTGCACCTGTAGCTTCAGGAACCCAGTCAAACTGACCAACATTTCTCGATCCGGATATGACATTATTTTCCATTAGTGCCATTCTAGCAGATTTAACACCACCATAGAGCATGACGTTTGCTGAACCTGAAATGAACTTGTTATCACCAGAACCGGTGATAGCAGCAGCTGCGTGATGAAATTCGTACTCTTCCTTATCGAAAATAGTTCCAGCATATGCAGAAAGCAACTGAATAGAACCTCTGCCGTCTTGCATGGCTGGTTGTTGTATATTACCAGATAATCCAAGACCATCATATGTCTCAGTAGATATAAGTGGCTTAATTGTAACTTCGTTGGTTGCTGGATTAGCAGATTGGATTACACCAAATCGTTTTGGCCACTCTGCGGGAGCGTGAGATGATGACAATAAAACATAAGCACCCAAGTGTGCTCCAAGTAAATCAGCTGGATTTACACCCGGACGTGGTACTGTATCCAAGGTAAGAGTTTGTGCAGTACCGGTATCGTCGATAGTACTACCAAGCGCTGTTGTCTTAAATACACCTAAAGGAGCACCGATCTTAGTATTGCCTGTATCTTCAAATACAAGGTTTGCACCTTCGAGCATATGACCTCTAGACTTAATTGCGCTAGCAGCTTGACCAGCACTATTAGAAGCACCTGCACCAGCAGAGTAGCCTAGTGCACGTTTACCAAGCACACCATAATCATATCCTTGTGTACCTGCAGCAGCTTCAATATCAGCAGAAGCACTTAAGAAAGAAGTACCGGCTTTTCTTGCTTTTGCAACATTTTCTGCTGTTGACATGTCTGCAGCGTTTGTGACCATCATAGGATCTTGAAATTCTACAACTGATGATGTGATATAAGTTGTAGTGGTATCTCCAGTTACTTTTAAATTTCCTAATATCGTCGTATCACCGTCAACTTGAAAATTATCATGTGCTCTTACTAGAGAATCGTTAATAGTAAGATCTATTGCCCCACCGTCACCTCGGATTGTTGTATCACCACCATTAGTATATTTAACACGTACTTGAGCACCGTCAGATAATTCACCTGCTTGATTGTTAAAAGGCTCGTCACTGGCAGCACCGTGAATTCTGTGCAGTGCAGCACCTACGTAACCAAAAAGATCTAGCTGTGAAGATCCTGTTAGTGCAGAAGCAAGCCCAGGTTGATTGTTGTTAATTGTGGCAGTATTGTCAAGTCGTGCCTTAATGTCTACAGTCGAACCCGTAAGTTGCTGTTGACGAATTTGTGTTCTTGGATTAGCCATTATTTCTCCTTAATTTGTTTGTGTCATTGTCATTGGCTTTATGTTTAAATTACATAACTTAAATATCAACAAAACTACAGAAAAACAAAACTTATTTTAAAAATTAGAGAGTTACACTCGATCCAATTGAAATACGAACTTATATATCAAGTTCATAACTAATTATCTTAACAATTAAGACTTATACAAAATATTTTTTAGATTCTTAATGTGTGCATCGAAGAGTGCTGCTTCGCTATTTACAAAATCAACTGAAAGTTTTTGTCCTTCATCATTTTGATCTTCAAATATAAATAAAAATCTGCCTCTATGCTCTTTTGTTGCAGACTTAAGTTTTAGCCCACGCATCATAACGTAAGCGGCTACACCGATATCAGAAGTCTGAAATGTTTTTGTCATGATCATAACTATCGCCTTTCTATGTTACGTTATCGTTTGTTGTGTAGTTTGCCATCATTATTGAACCTTCTGGTGGCATAGAAGCTGTTATAAAAAATACCACTGATCCTGTAACTGAATAGTCTTGGAAGGGTGCCCCTGTTATTGATGTTGCTGGTGTTTGCAATTGACCATTAACGAAGACTGATACATTTTTATTTGCTGTGGGTGTTTTACTTAAAGTAAATTTTGTATTAGTTCCGTTAGCAGCACCTGTCATTAATTCGTTAAAAACAAAATTAGGCGCTGATAATAGTATCGATCCGTTTGACTGTGAAGTTATGGATATACTATTACCTGCAACAAGATAACTAGTTCCATCTACTAGTTTTGTCAAAGAGCCAGTTAAGTTACTTGTCTTGACTGTGTTAGTTGTTTTATTAAATGTAAAATTAGAGCTAGCGCCAAATGCTGAACCGCCGTCGTTAAATTGAACCTGTGTATTTGCGCCGGCTGCAGAGCCTCCACCAGCATCAGCAAGTGATGCTGACAGAAACTTGCCTATATATAAGTATCCTTGAACAAAATCAGGATTGTCATTATGGTCACCAGATCCAGGAGGATCTTGCTGGAAGAAAACACCATTAAAATAGTCAATATACCAGTCTCTAACATCTGTTAAGAATATTCTATCACCGCTATCTTTTGTTGTATTACCACCGTAATACGGTCTAGCTTCATATCCAATTGCAAATGAAGGAGGAATTAATTGCAGTGCCCCTGATGTAATATTAACGGTTTGATTGTTTATGAATGGATATGTTCCTGCTAGTGGATTTTTAGAGTTGGCTTCGTAATCTGCTGGAAGTTTAAGCTGGAAACCTTGGCGGCCGCCGCTGCTGTCAACTGTTCCTGCAATAAAATTAGATTGGAATCTTAAATATTCAACCTGACCATTTCCTGTTATACCAGACCCTGTGAGAATTGCATATAGTGCATTTGCACCTTGATCTGCTGTAATAGGAACCGGTTCACCAAAAACAGTCTCGTAACTTATTGTTACACCTGACGGCAAACCTTCGTTAATTAAACCTTTATCGTTAGAAGTTTGCGCTTTACCAGATAACTTTTTTATTGATATCAGTCTTTCTGTTTTTGCGCTATAAGCCATATCTTATCCTTACGACCATGAAAGAGTGATAGAGTCAATATTACCAGACCACGTTTTGTCTGCAACAATCTTTATAACTATATATTCATTTTGATCGACAGACTTTACACCAAATGTTCCGTTGTTTGATGCTCCACCGCTTATATTGCTTGTTAATGATCCGTCTAAGCACCCGTCATCATCTGCATATTGCCCAGTTTGAAAAGGTGCAGCTAGATCCATATAGCCAGTACTCATTGATGCACCGGTTAAGGGTATTTTCATAAACACTCTAAAGTTATTACCTGTTAATGCAGTAGTACTTGGTACAATTGTACCGGTACCATTTATATTGATACTGAAATTAGATTTAGACGCCACGTTTGGATTTTGGAACCATCTATAATAAACTCTTGTTGATGTTGATAGACTGCTATAATCAGGATTACCTATAGGCGCTTCCAGTGGTCCCGATTCAGAAACATCTCTAAAATCACCTAGATCGCTTCCAAGACCTGCATTTTGCGGTGACCTAAGTTTTCCATTATAAACTATCAGCCCAGTATTATACGCAGCATTCCCACCATTTAGTGAGACTGTGCTATTATAATTTGCGCTAGAAACACTGGTCTGATCAGTGTAAACATCTGTAGGTAATCGTTTGTCCTCATCATCGAATGATTCTATAAGATTTGTAGACGTAACTGAAATTGAATCTTTTACCAGTACTTGATTGCTTGTTGATGTTGATGCCGTTTGATCACCCTTCAACGGGTGATTAACCCTACCGGTAACTGCTGCTGTATACGCTGTACCGCCAGGAATCGAGCTGTTACGATCAAATGTAAAAGATGCTGTTATAACTAAGTCAGAATCAAAAGCATTTGCAACACCTGTATTTAGTAGCGGCATCCCCATACTTGTTCCTGCAACTTTTCTTATTTGCAAACCTACACCGGACCCAGTAATTTCTGTTATAGTAGCTTTGTCAGGAGATGGAAAGCTTATAGCACTCGCTCCATTGCTGTATACTGTCTTATAAAAGCTGGATGCTCTCATTCTAAAAGAACCAGAAGGATTAACAAAATACTTGACACCTGATAGTGCAGTTGTAGAATTAGATCCAAAGTTGCCGATTGTTACTTGAGAAAATGTTAGTGTTGGGTTTGATATGTCATTAACCCACTCAACATATGTTGATGTGCTATCGGAACCTCCAACTGTATGAACAACTTTTGCATAATTCCAACCGTCTTGCTGTGATCCTGAAGCTATCGTATATGTGCCTGTTCTATAAAATTTTGTATAATCAGGTAAGTCGTCAGTGTCTTCGCCTGCTGCCGCTGCAGATAAATTAAAACCTGATCCGTCAGTTAGCGAATTACCAGAGCCAAATGATGAAAGATCTGTAGTGTGTATTGGCGTTGAATCATTATTTACAAAAAGCTTTAATGTGCCCAGGTTACCGTTACCGCCACCGAAAGCATTGTCTGGATAATTCTCTTTTCCAGAACCTGGTGTTCCTGTTGTTGTTTCATTAATAGTTCCAACTTTTGCGTTAATTGTCGGACCAAATACACCATATCGATTTCCTGCAACCTGATAATTTTGATTAACATCAGTGGCTGAATTTCCGGCTATTGTTCCTACATTTACGAATGGACTTTTTGGATAACTTGCGCCAAAGCTTAAATTAGCAGCATCACCTGCAGTATCTATGTCTATATTATTAACATTTGGAGCAGCTTCGACAGTACCTACAGCGCCAAAAGATACTGACATATTTTCAATATTACCTGTCCAGTTAGAGTCTGCTTCAATTCTTGCAAGAACAAAGTCACCATTTGCTATTGATCCAGTCCCTAAAGAAAAGTGATTAGTTGCGCCTCCAGACAAGTTGTCATCAAAAGTTGGTCCAATTCGGCCACCGTCATTATCTGATGTCTGACTATATATGAATTGTGTTGCTGCATCCATCCAGCCTGAATTGTCTGTGCCATTGCTAGGTAATTTAAAGAATACTCTGAATTTATCGTCAGAGCCTATTGTTGTTCCTGCATCTTCTATTATACCAGTTCCTGTTAGTGTATAAGAAAAATCTCTAACAGAATCGCCACCGTTCTGGAATTTTCTGTAAAACGTTCTTAATCCACTAATACCAGAATAGTTTGGATTGCCTGCAGGTCCATTTGTTAAAGTAGAAAAGTTTCCACCATTTGCAGTTTGCTTAGGAGATCTAAGCTGCTCTCTATAAAATTGCAAGCCGTTTAGATAGACAGTGTTTGAGCCTGTCATGTGAATTTCTGAATCCCACGTTCCTCCTGATACGTCGCCTTGTGTATCATAAGAACTCGATACTATTCTAAAGTCTTCACCTCGAAATGTTTCATTTATAGTAGTGCTATTATCAGAGCTATTATAACAAAGTATTTGATTTGTTGAAGCTGATCCACCATTTGTTAAGTTAGACTTAAGCGGGTGTGTAACTGTAGTATTAGCTGATATTGTTCCATTTAAAAAGTATCCCGGGTCTGATACAGTTACGTTACTAGAAGTTGCTATTTGTATCTGTTTTGTTTGGGTCTCTCCGGCGCCAGTATCAATTGTCGGCATAGCACTGTCAGGCATATTAAAACCAGCGTTTGATGTGTGATCTGCTGATGTTGACGTAGTAAAATCAATAGGTGTATTGCTATAGACATATTTATATGCATTATCTATATTGACAGTATATTTACCTGATCCGGATCTAAAATACTTAATACCTGACATGTAGATCGAGCCTGATCCTGTAAATACCATCCCTTGACCTGATGCTGCTAATGCATCGCCATTATTGTCATTAACCCATTCAATATAGTTTGTAGTCACTGTAGAACTACCGAGTATATGCTGCACTCTTGCATAGTTCCAACCATTTCTTTGACTTTGGTGTGCTACAACAAATTTTCCTGTTCTGTGTTTGAATGAATTGAAAGGGTTTCCATTTGAAAATGTCCCCGTTGTAGGTGTAGATAAAAATACAAACCCTGATCCATTCGCATCTTTATAAGATCCAGTGCCTAATCCTGAACCTCCTGACCCAATTAAAACTGAAGTTAAATCGATATCATATGAACCGGTTCCGTTTATATCTAGTCTTAGTGTGCCTACTTCTCCATTACCAAAAGAAAAGTCGGGATAGTTTTGTATGTTGTTTCCTTGACTATTAGCAGCTATATCAGCATTTAAAACTCCAGTTACGTGTGTATCTAGTTTAAATGCTCCTAATCTTATATTGTTGCTACTTGTTGCAACTTGATATATGCCGTTAACATCTACTGCTGAACCTAATCCCGCTGAAGTTCCTACACTTACATAAGCAGGGGTTGCTGATGACTGGTTGTTGCTTGCGCCAAAAGACAAATAAACAGTTGTGCCTGTTTGCTCTGAATTTATATCATCTAGATCTGGTGCCGGTGCTGGTGCAAGTGCTTTAAGCACTTCATTAAATCTATCTACAGCAGTACCAACAGGTGTCGTAGTTGTAAAATCAGTAAATAAACCGTCTGTATAAGTACCATCTTCTGCTGTCCCAATTGTTCCAGTTAGCTGGAACACAGTATTAGCTTGATTGATCAAGACACCATTGCCTACTATACTGCCCGATAGAAACCCACCGCTACCATCCGATAATTGCAATGAGCCACTTGAACCTGTAGACTCTAAAACTCTAACAGCTGACATACTAACCTAAAACGCAACAAAACAAAGATTGTAAAAAATCTTACTAAATAATAATTATTCTGCTCGGTAAGTTAAATCTCAATTAGATTTCTTTTAGCATCTTATTTATATCCAATCCCGCACAGTCAATTTTTCGTTTAGTTAAATGATAGTGACTCACAAAACCTTTAAAACGATTTGCTGCAGCTGATGTTGAAACTTTCTTAAGAGTATTTCCATCATTATCTAATGGGCATTTTAGCGGTATGCCAATTCCTTCATGACATGCTGCCCAAAGAGCTTTGAGTGCTTCTAATTGTACATCGTAAAACCCTAAGAAGGGATCCATTTCTCGGCCGTGCACGTATTCATCAGATATTAACGGACGTTCACCAAAGCCATTTTTTGTATACCAGTTCTGATACTTAGGATAATATGCGTTTGTTAATTCAACGCCAATAGAACTATGATTCCACTTTTTAGATCCGGCATGCCATGCAGCATGGTTTGTGTCGATAAGCTGATATATTGTTCCATCGTTATCGATTGCAAAATGAACTGATATACCTCTTTTGTTTAAGACTCTTACACAGCTTTCACTATTAAGACATACATCCCAGTGATTGACAAAAAAATCTATTTTTCTCTCAGTAAAGTAAGGTGTGTATTTTCCTGCACCTAACTTTAAGCCTCCATCATCATCCCACAATACAACTTTATCCCATTTGATGGGCAGGAATGATCCTCTGTGCACGATGTATGCTTTGTCCTTTTTCTTAACATCGAAAGGTATATATCGACCTATATCATTTTCACGTTCGGTATATACCCTTCTGTAAGTCCCGGGACCACATAACCCATCAGCTTTCAATCCATTCTTTTTTTGCCATTTAGCAATTGCTTTTGTTAGATCATCGTCAAACTCTTTTTCACCAAACCAAGACGGATCCCATCCAAGATTTGAAGCTGAGCTTTGATTATAAAATACTTTATCCATTATCACCTCTAATTCGTTGTCGCATCATTTCAATTGTTTCAGGATCTGTTATGCCTAATATGTCTTCGAAGTCCTGATCCACAGCGTCTGGTAAAAATGCTCTAAGACTAGATCCGGACATTTCTTTACCACCAAGATCAATTTCTTGATGGGGTGCAACAATGACATACCCATGTTTGTCAAAACTTTCTAAGGGCTCACCTTCGACAAAAGACTTAAAATATTTTGGAGTTCCATCACGCTTAAAACCGTCTAGAGATTTTCCCTTGACAAATCTAGGTGGCTCAACCTTACCTGTCTTTGGATCTAAAGAAGGCTTCATGTCTTTTTCACCTACTACAATTACAACTGCATAGTCATTTGGATCTTTATCTTTCATGACACTAAACATTGCGGGAGCATACATGATTTTTTCTTGTTGAATTGCACTTTCAGGAACACCTATTGCCATAGCGATTTGTTTTTTATCTCTAAAGCAAAGAGGTGAGTCAGGCATACAAACCTTATCTGATGTAACTATGAATGAGTTTTCTTCTCCAAATTTCGAAACCATCCAGTCATAAGTTGCCTTATGATGCCTGCCCATGGGCTGATATCGCCCTGGATAAAATGCAATAATTTTTCGATCTAGATTTGTAGACTCACTTATTAGTCGCCTGAGTTGTTTCAGTGTTAACTTCATAAATATTGCTCCTTTCTATAATTATTACACCTGACAAGAACTTACTCAAAATCTACATCAACACTGACATTAATTGAAAGTATTGGTACTCTTAGCTGATTTGCCAAGCCGATTTTCTTTGCTTCTTTAGCATCAAGATACCAATCTGCATGCCCTTTTGTATGAATTTTTTTAAGAAAATACTCATCTGATTTTCCGATATTCCTAGCCATCATTTTAAACACTTTATTGTTTAATCGTTCTGCTTCTTCTGTTGATACTTTCATCTCTTCTATTTTGCCTATAGCACCTGCTGACACATCATGGATCATGACAGTTGCATCAGGATCCATGTATCTTAATCCTTCTTCGCCAAAAGAAAACAATATAGCACCGCAACTCATAGCTTTTCCTTGGACAATTGTAGCAACAGGAAGTTCAGAATTCTTAATCTCTGATATCATTGATAGAAGCGAGTATACTCTCCCACCATAAGAATCAATAACGACAGGAATTATTTTTTGTCCAGTATTATGTGCTAGTGCCATTTTATCAGAAAATTCTTTTGCTGAATCTTCTGTGAATTTATTAACTTTAATGATTACAGGATTTCTATGCAACTCAATCTCCTTAATTAGTGATGACTGTTCAAATTTCCAACGCATAACTTATCTCCTTTTTAAATTGTGTATTCTTATTATAATACTTTTAATTAATATTTACATGTTTCATTGGTAATTGTATAGGTAATATTAAGGTGGTAAATAGATGGGAGCTATATTGCAGTTTGCATTAGGCTGGTTATACGGACATATACTTGAGTATATAGCCCATAGATACTTACTACATGATAAAAAACGATTTAAAAAACTATTTCGAAATCATTTTAAAAGTCATCATAATATTTCTAGAAAAAATAAAATGTATGACAAAAGTTATGAGAATCTACTTAGTAGTAAATTTGAAGTTTTGTCTCTTATTTTAACTTTAGTTTGTCACATACCAGTACTTTTATTTGCGCCGTATTTTTTTGTAGCAGTTTTATGGTCAGTTACTTCTTATTATATACTTCACAAAATTTCGCATATCAGTACTAGCTGGGGCAAAAAATGGCTCCCGTGGCATTACGAACATCACATGGGAAAAAATCAACATCTAAACTGGGGTGTCAGACTCCCATTGATTGATAAGTTGCTTGGGACAAGCAGTTATTAGCTATCGACCTTGCGGAGGCTCAGTTTTGTCAGAATTATTATTCATCCAAGTAGGCGGTTCTTCTTCTGCCATTAAATCTTCTAGACTCTTATAACCTTTTGGTGTAGTTGTCTCATCTGGATAGTCAGCCCGGGGGACTGTTTTATCAAACATAAAACTTAAATCACTGCCTAGCTCTCGTCTTCGCTGTTCAATATCTGATAGTCGCTGTGCTTGCTGCAACTCGTCTTCAGGTGTAATAGGTTCAGCCTTGAACTCTAAAGGTTCATGATCATTATAATCTACACTAGATTCTCCTCTCTTTGGATCGGGAAAATCTCTAAATTTAGATTTGTACTTGATCTTATCTGAGTCTATATTTGAAATAATGTCACTCAATGTTATAAATTCACTTGGTTGTTCATCAATAAAATCTTGTTCTCCAAATTTAATAGTAGAGTTGTTGCCATATTTAGAAGTTACTGTATTTTCCAAGTACTCTTTAAAGTCATCCATTGCTTGATAATATGACCCTTTATGAGCTAGCTCTTTAGCTAGATCTGGATACTGCCCACTCATAATCTTCTGTTGGTGCTTAAGTTTTTCATCATAGACATCATTGTAGTAACCTTGTAACTGCAATCTTAAATTATTGTTTCCCAATACACCGTCAGCATTTACTGCTATTCTTTTGCCGTCATTATCTATATAATCGATTGTAGCTTCAAGAATTAAATTTCTGAGCTGGCTTCTCGTTATTCTCATAAAAAATCCTTTTAACAATAATTATCTACTGTTAAAAGGAAATAACATTATCATTTTATAATTTTATCTTAACCGCATTTACCTGTACCACAAGATTTGCATGTTACACATCCTTCTTGATAAACAAGTGAATCTTGTGCACCGCAAGAAGTACAATCCTTGTCACCGCCAACTGTGCCATCAGGGATATATTTCTTGAGACATCTAGCAATTACCTTTGAAAAAGAAAACATATCGGCTTCTTTATCCTTATGAAGTTGTTCAACTACATATTGAATTGGTGCTCCATGTCTAAGACTTAAAGATATAAATCTAGTATAGCCGCTATGATTAGGGTTATCAAATACAGCAACAACATCTTTAATCACAAATTCATCTTCGCCTTCACCACAAAAGAGGTCGTATTTGGACAAGGCCAGCTTTCTTGGTCTTCGCCTTATTTTACCATATTTATGTTTCTTTGGTATCTCTACGTATTGACTAAGACCTCCTATAACCTCATATGGGCGCCCCTGGAGTAACCCGATAAGAATTGTCCATTTTTCACCTTTAATATTAGCATGATGTATTTCACAATCAAGCTCTTCAGGTCGTTTAGGTGCAGAAACATCAGAAAACGGCATATCAACACGTGTAAATTTCTGATTAGGTTTATCATCAGCACTTACAAGAACACCACTTCTCGATCCATCTCGATATACTGTGATGCCCTTACAACCAAGCTCCCAACCCATCATGTAAATATCTTGAACTGTTGATATACTCACATCAGCAGGTAAATTTGTGGTGTTTGATATTGCATGACAGATCCACTTCTGTGCTGCAGCTTGTAATTTAACTTTAGCTCGCCAGTCAATTTCATTAGCAGTAGCTCCTGCGTAAGGACTCTCTGCTATAGCATGGTCAGGTCCATCCCATAAGCGCTCATCATGTGTATCTAGCCACTGCTTAAAAGCGTGATGGTAGACATTAAATTCTGTCCACTTATCACCTACATCGTCGATAAATGTTACTTCTTCATCACCTTGAACTTTCTTTCGTCTTTTGTAATAAAGCATAAATGCCGGCTCGATACCGCTTGTTGTTTGAGTTAGACAAGAAACAGATCCCGCAGGTGCTGTTGTTGTGTTGGATATGTTTCTACGACCATACTTTTTATACATTTCCTTAATGTGTACATCAACTTGACCAATAACTCTGTCTAAAAAAGGATGATTCTGTTCTAAATTGTAGTTAAAAATAGGAAACGCTCCTCGCTCTTTTGCCAGTTTTATTGAAGTTTCATAAGAGTTGACAGCTAACCACTTGTAAATTTCTTCAACAGTTTCAATAGATTTGTCTGATCCATACTGTATGTTGATCATTGCTAGTGTATCACCAAGACCGGTGATTCCTAAACCAGTTCTTCTACCTTTTAAAGCAACATCTCTAATACGCTTCCAAAGATTTCGCTCATAATATTTGACTTCATCAGGCTCTGGATCACCATCTATCTTTGCTAGTATCTTATCAACCTGCTCGATTTCCAAGTCAATCATATCATCCATTAACCTCTGAGCTTTAACAGCAACAGATCCAAACTTACCATAATCAAATCTTGCTTCTGGTGTCCAGGGATTTTCAACAAAGCTTGTTAAATTAATAAGCATTAATCGACAGCTGTCATAAGGTGACAAGATAATCTCACCGCAAGGATTAGTTGATACTGACCCAAAACCTTCATGTTCGTATATATCTGCAGGCGTCATTCTTTTTGCTGTATCCCAAAATAAGACACCTGGTTCAGCAGATGCATGAGCACCTTCTATAAGTGCATTCCACACTTCTATTGCATAAATATCAGTATTCACAATTTCTGGTTCTATGGAATCTACCGGCCATCTTTGTTCATATCGCTGACCAAGCTTAACTGCTTCCATAAATTCATCCGTAACGCGTACTGAAATATTAGCACCTGTTACTTTTTTTAGATCGCGCTTAATTTTAATGAAGTCCATGACTTGCGGGTGATGCACGGATATAGTGAGCATTAGTGCTCCTCTTCTTCCTCCTTGTGCAACCTCACGGCATGTGTTAGAGAATCTTTCCATAAAGACCTCGATACCGTCTGTAGTTTTAGCAGCGTTAGCAGTGGAAAGCCCACGAGGTCTAATAGTTGATATGTCAAAACCAATCCCACCTCTTCTTTTAGCAATCTGAGCGAGTTCTTGGTCTGTTTTAAGTATTCCTGCATATGAATCATGAGGTGCCTCCACTACAAAGCAATTTGAAAGTGACTGTATTTTTGCTTCATTTCCTATACCACTCATTGGTGAACCTTGTGGTACGATATATTTAAAGTCTTTAAGTAAACCATATATCTCATGACGATTCATTGGATTAGGATATTTAGCCTCTATTCTTGCTAGTTCTCCTGCAATTCGTTTGTGCATCATATTAGGATTAGTTTCTAGATAATTACCTTCTTTATCTTGTAAAGCGTATTTATTTAAAAATACACTAGTTGCTAACTCATCACCACCAAAATACTCTAAAGTCTCTGCTCTCGCTTGTTCTGCACTATATGTTTTTGCCATTTTACCCCCTGTTAGCCGTTAATTTCTTTCCACTTAGTTTTTAATAAATTTTTCATATTTGTATTATCGCTTTTTACAGCAGTTTCTAGGGTCATTTCAGATGCATTTTCTACTACTTTTATTTTAGACATTGATGTGTCTATCTTGATTGGAAAAAGTATACCATCTCTTCCTGCTCGGTTTTTTGCAACAAATAGTCTACCGTCCCCTGACGCTTTTTCCATTGGCTTTCGAGATATTGATATTACAACATCTGCAACCATAGCCTTACCATATGCTTCTGACATATTTTCTAAACCAACGACTTGTGCATTTGATGCTTCTCTATTGGCTTGGGATGCTGTCCAGATTGGTACTCTCATCTCCATAGCCATATTTCGCAACTCCTCATAAATAAGTTTAAGTTCATGCCTCAATGAGTCATATTTTCTAGTAGATCTCATGATATCAGCATAGTCAATGATGATTAAATGAGGAGTAAATGATTTCATCATCAACTTTTCAATATGATTCCTGAGTGTTATTACCGACGCTGATCCCGTTGGATACTCTTTAATAATTAATCTACCAAAACTTTCTTTTTCGTAAAAATTAAGAATTTCTTCTTTTTTCTCTATGACATCACTTGAGTTAATAGAGCATAAATTACTATCATATCTTGTACCCACAATTGTTTCTGATAATTCAAAAGTATAGTGAATAACATTTTTACCTCTTCGAAGTGCAGCAGCACCCATTGCTACCAACCAGTGTGATTTACCCACACCTGTCGGAGCTGTGACAACACCAATTTCACCTTTTCCTAACCCACCATTCAACACTGATTTTTTATCTAAATGAGGTATGCCTGTCGGGCATGCCGTTCTGTTTTCTTTAAGAAAACGAGCTTCATAATCATTAAAGAAATCATGCCCGAGTGATGATGGATTCCCTCTAGATATTGCTTCTTTCATAATTCCAACAACAGACTCATATTGTTCCGATGCAATCGCCTTGACAGACTCCTCTAGCGCTTCCTTTAGTGCTTGCTTTTTACAAAAGTCAAGTGACTTATCTTTAACATAATGCAGATCACCTGCATCAGGGTTTGCTTTGATTCTCATTAAATATTCTATTATTTGATCTCTAAGAATTATATCTGTGCCTTCCCTTAATTCTTCTTTAATCATCGTTACAATTAGCTGCATCGTTGGAAAAGTTTTATAGTGGTTATAGAAATCAAAATATTTTTGTGCTAAATACTCAAGATATCGTATATCAAAGTATTTAGGCGTCATGACTTCTAGCATTTGTGCTGCCCATCTATGATCATTCAACAAAGACTGAAATATTTTTTCTTGAAATTGTTTTCCGTATTTTGAAAAGTATTGTGGTTGTGCATTCATCATTGGTTACCTTTGTTTAATTTATTGATTTTAAATGTCAAGAACCCTTTTTCAACATTTAAATTTTGTATGCCATTTTTTAATAATAATCTCATCATTCCCATTTTATCAATTTTTTCATCATCATTTTCAATTATGTTGTTAACTTTTACTATCTGTTGATGTGATAAATTTTGCATATCTAAAAGAACTAGTCTCCAGTTTCTTTTAATTGTATCTGCGTTGTCCAGAATGCTTCTGAACGCCTTTAATTCTTTTTCTTGATATTTACCATTGCATGATTCTAAAAGCTGATCTATAGTACATTCCTGATCACTTTGAAATTCACTGAAATGTTTTGCTAGAGTTTTAAATCCCACGCCAGGTGCTCCCTTAATATTGTCTGATGGGTCACCAACAATGCACTTCGCAAGACAAAAGTTATTAGGGTGTATATCATACCTATCTATTACTTTTTGTTTGTCAACTAGTGCTTTTAGTGTTGGTGACCAGATGCGCGTCTTGTCATTAATTAACTGATAAAAATCATGATCTGAAGAAATAATTAATTTTATATCATCAGCTAGTTTATAAGTTGACATATAACCTATGACATCATCAGCTTCGCAATCTTCTACATAAATTTGCTTGATGGGAAGTTTTGACATAAGATTTATAAGCAGCTTAAGTTGAAAATTCCTGTTTTGAATAGAATCAGGAATATCTTCATAATATCTATTCATTCTTTGAGGCCGACTCTTCTTTTTATAATCGCTATATAAATCACGTTTTCTTTTAGATCCTCCACCCTCCCAAACAATTACTGTCTTATCAGGTTTAAATTTTTCAACTTTGTCTATGACTGTATAATAAAATCCAACAATACCACCTATTTGCTCACCATTTGCATTCATTGCAGGGTGAGCTGTATAGTGTCTAGTAAACAAATTAAGCCCGTCAACTATTAGTGTTTTTTCCATATTAATCCTCCGGGTCAAATACCTCTAATTCATCTGACAGTGCACGTACTTCTTCATATGATTCCGGGTCTAGATTAAAGTTATTTGGATCGCCCATTATTTTAACCATTGCCTTTTCTAAAAGTGCTTCAACATAAGGCCTGTATTCTTTATGTGTTATTATATCATTAAACTCTTTCTTTCTAAACTTCTTTTCAATAATAACCTCACCTGTTTCAAGTTCTGCAACAGTAAGTGTCTTCCACTGACCTGATCCTGCAACATGCACGTCATACTCTCCGCATGTATCAGATCCGTGTTTTCTTAAAACATCAAATACCTCCTCGTGTTCAACAATTCCTTTACCAAAATGTATCTGGAAGTTTGCAGTTCTAAAAGGAGGTGCAACCTTACACTTGATTGTTTTTGCTGATACATTAATTCCGATTACATCGTCCCCTTCTTTGATTTGTTGGCCGGCCCCCAGCTTAATTCGTATAGACGAGTGAAAAGGTATTGCCTTGCCTCCGGGGGTAGTAGTAGGATCTCCATACATAACCCCTATTTTTGTACGTATTTGATTTAATATAACGAAAAGTGTATTAGTTTGACCTATTACACCTGTAATCTTTCTCATTCCTTTTGATATAGCACGTGCTTGTAAGCCTATAGACTCTTTATCGTAATCACCGAGTAATTCTGCTTTTGGCGAAGATGCAGCAACAGAGTCCCATATAATAGTTACCGGTATATCTTTGTCCAGTGCTTTTGCTTTAAGAATTGTCTTTTCAGCAATGCTTAGTACCTCTTCTGTGCAATGTGTATCAACATACACAAATCTTGTTGACACATCGACCCCTAGCATTCCTAAGTTTTCTACAGATGTTGCGTTTTCAGTATCTATGTAGACCACAATACCATCAGACTTTTGTGTGCTTCTTGCAATCTGAGTTGCTATGTGACTCTTGCCAATCGATGGCGGTCCAAATATTTCTACAATCCTACCTTCTGGAAGTCCACCGCCTCTTCGATTGGAGCAGATATAGTCTAGAAGTCTAGATCCTGTACTAATCCAGCGCTTTACTGTGGTTGGTGCTTCATCTTCAGATAAGTTGTATGCAACTCTTGATCCACTCTCCCTGTTCAGCGATTTGATTAAATCAGCTGTAAAATTATCTTTAGCCATGTTACCTCTCTTGAAATATTAACATTAATATTGTAATGCATCAAGTTCATTTTTACATGCTAAAAATAAAAAAAGCACACCAATTGGTGTGCTTTATAAAAAAGACATAAATGTCTATTTAGTCAATCAAATCTGCAAATGCATCATCAATATTACTGTACGACTTTTGTGTTGATTTTCCAAATTGAGACGTTGGGTTTACAGTTTCTGTTTTATTTCCAGATGTTCCCCACTCCTCTTCTTCTTTTTCATCATCACCTGCTAACCAATCATTAACGATTTTACTTAGCTCATCATACGACTTGCAACTAAAAATATCTAGAACGTTTGGAATATTTCCGTTCCATTCTTTGATATCCGATTTATTCTTAGAAAGAGGCGTTGCTTTACCTCGAGGCATTACTTCAGTAGTCGCCCACTGCTGTCCAGGACTTTTTGTACAAATTACTTTGACATCTCGTCCTTCCTTAGGATCTGTAATATCACCATAATCTTCATCAAGCATAATACCTAATAGTTTTTGATATACGGTTTTTCCAAATCCCCAGAGTTGCACACCCTTATCTTCTTCTCCTCTGACGATAACTGCTGCATAGCATCTCATCTTTGGATAAAGTTTCTTAGCCAACTCATAGCTCTCTTTTGTTCCATCATCTCGAAGCTTTGTGATAAGCTCTTGAATTGGATCTTTCTTTCCGAATTGATATGGTGCCAATAGTCCTCTTTGACCTGGAATATTGTAATAGAACATCAGTTCTTTGAACGGTTGTCCATCATTATCTGGAAAAGAAAGCAAGCGAACTGTTGATTCCTCACCTTCAGTGGGTTTCCACATTGTGGATTGACTTCTTGAATTACCTTGAAGTTTTTCTAATTTACGCTTAATTGCGTCAAAATCGATAGGCATTTATTATCTCCTTTTAAAATTTAACTTGCAACGCTTATTTGTTAAGGTGCAAATTAATAATAATGCGATATTAATAAATCTACAATATTTTTATAAAAATAATTTAATATTTTGCGCCATATCCTACTTTGCGCATCTTTTCTAAATCATGCTTACTTCCTGACAATGGTCCGGTATAACCGCCACCTCCGCCTAGGGAGCCGGCTACTGTTGACATTTCATCAACATCTTGCTCTTCATTTTTTTCATCTTCATCTTCATCAATCATGTTATAAGCACTTATAGCTGTCGGAATAATTCTAATTAGCTGGGCTACTTCTCTAAGCTCTGCTTCATGAATGATAAGCTGCTTTTTAAAAATCTTTCTAATGCTAGCTTCTGCAACAAGTGTCTTTTCAATTTCTTTCATTTCTTCATCCCCTGATTCTTCATCGATTTCTTCAATTGCTTTTTTAGCACCGGTATAAATTGAAAACATGCTGTCGGCTGAATACCTAGGAGATCCTGAATACCCTGATAGCGAAATATTTCTTGGATTCAGTATTGGGCTTGGGCCGCCACCTACAAATCCTGCTCCCATTTTAAGTCTATTCTTATTTGAACTTCCTGATGTAACACTCATTAGCTATGTCTTTCCGTTTTAAAATATGCTGTGTTATTAATTATCGGTTCCACACAAGAAGTTATCGATAAAACATCATTTATCAAGTCTTTTCTAACATCTAAGATTATAGCATCATGAATAACACCGATTAAATTAATACCGTATTCAGGAAGCTTACTTAATAGTTGTTCATAGACTAAACATGAAAAATCAGCAGCAGTAGACTGAATATAATAATTTACCGGTGCATTTTTTGAATATATTTTTCTACCGTAAGCATTTTCAAAGTAACCTTTTTCATCAAACTCTTTAATTACTTTATTTTGCAATGCTTCTACGTCTAGGTATTCTCGTATTTTCTTTATATCACTTGTCTTAAGTTTTGTTATTTTTCTAATTTTATGCACACTAGCTCCATATAGAATGGATATCATTGCTAATTTTATATCTTTTCTTTCAATATCACCAACAGCATATCCTAATACATTTGTAAGTAAATGTGAATAAGCATCCTCGACATCAATATTTTTAATCAAAAATAAGTATAAGCGAGGCTCTAAAGATTTAATGTCAATCTCTATTATTGCTCCACCTTGTTGCATTGATTGCAAGTTTTTCCGTTCAGCCTTCTTTAACGTCATTAAATTAAAGCCACGTTCTACACTAGCACGACCGGTTAATATTTTATTATGATTATAAACTAGAGCTCTTTTCTTTTCATCTTTGTATGCAAAATTACACAATCTTTCAAATAGCTTAAGACGATTTGGTAAATGCTTTTTCGAATATTCATCAAAATCAATATTACCTATATCATCCATCAATTTGATGAATTTGTATTGTATCTTTTGCTTGCCAAGCAATGATCCCCAGTTTATATTTGAATCTTCTATTTTTAATGTTTTTAACAACTGCTTATACTTTAAATCTAGTCTTTTGTATTCATTCATTTTTACATATTTCATGAGACAAATTACACGATCATCTTTCCAGAATGTATCACAATTCGTATCAACACTCTTGCTAGTCGTATTGTATGTTATATCACGTGTTAGGCCGGTAATGTTTCTAGATAAAACAATTTTCATAATAACTCCTTTTTTATATTATACAAAAGAAATTATAAATTTTCAACCTTTTAAGCCTTCTGCTACTCTAATTTTGTCTCTAAGTGAATCTGTATCACCTTGATTTGTACAAGTAAGCGTAAGACTAGTACTGAAGTCACCAGGACCAATATTATGAGTAACATTTGTTACTGTATAAATATTATCTAGTGTAGTACCTGTACCCGTATCAATATATATTTGATTACCTCGTTGTATTACCGGTAAACCCATGCAATTTAGAGTAACTGTTGAAGGTATTACTCTTACGTCTTCTTGGTCTACTAGATCAGTTCTTGATGGTGTTCCTGATTTCTTATTATTTAATGAATTTAAAAGCAATACATTATTAACATCACCGCTAGTACTGCTTTGAAAAGATAAAGATTTAACCGTTGAATTATTACTTCCAAATGTAACGTTTGGAAAGTAGTCCTTTATTTTATCTTTGAGATCTTCTGTCGTAATACTTTCTGCGTTAACAACAACTACTTCTTCTTCCCTTTTTTCACCATTTATATCCTGATCTTCAAGCTTTTCTTTTACAAATATAGGTTCAGATCCTACACCTGACTCGCTAATTTTTTCATTGTCAGCAGGCACGCTACCACCTGATATTTTCATTATTCCCAAACCTTCAATAAGCTGTTGATAAAACTTTGCATCGCTGTTAGCAGCTGCTCTTTCGTCATAAACATGTACACGGGTGATATGCTTTGAACCCTGCTCTTTTTCCATTAGATCAAACATAGCAGAATCGTCTTCACCAGAACCAATAGGTGAAAGTGCAGGTACTGTCTCTATTAGCAT